GCATTGTCTGCTGTTGTAACTGCTTGCGCCCATGCAGCATTGGCCTGTGCAATAACTAAATGGTTTGTAGCGTTGAACTGGTCACGTGCATTCTTTTGCTGTGTGTTAAACTGTGCAAGAGCGTTAGCTTCACCCGCATTGAAGCGTGACATAGCGTTAGACTGTTCTGTGTTGAACTGAGCTACCTGTGTAGATAGTGAAGCGAAGAATTGCTCTACCTGATTCTGTGATGTAGCGTTGAACTGACGTGTAGCATTCTCTGCTGCCTGATCGCTTAACAATGCACGAGCTACTTCCTGCGCTCTAATCACAGACATCTGCTGTTCATTGTCTAGGTTAGCTAAATCCATCTTCAAGAAAGACTTAGCGTTCTCTACTGCCGCTTGTTGTCTGTTGTTTAAGTTAGTAACGTCTACTTGTGTCATAGCTGCAGCATCAGCTAGTACTTTAGCGTTACGTGCATCTAAGTTGGCTAAGTCTACAGACTGAGCTAGTCGTGCATTCTCTAGTGCAATGGTTTGCTCAGCGTTAAAGTTCATATTAGCAATGTCGCTAATCTTAGCTGCGTTAGCTACCCGTGTTTGGAACTCTTGGTTGAACTCCATACCAAGGAACTCAGCGCGTTTCTCTGCAGCAAACATAGCGGCCTGTTGGCGGTTGCTTAAGTTCTGTTGTTCAAACCGTGCAAAGGTTGAAGCATCTGATTGTGCAATAGGTAATGCAGCTTCCATTGCCGCTTGGATAGCAGCCTGACCAGCCATAGATGAAGCAGATAGACCACGTGCCGCCATCATAGCTGCAGCACCACGCATAGCACCAGCAGCCCAAGCAGGTGTAGCACCACCCTCAAAGTCTTCCATCAACCCAGTAAGCTGTCCTTGTACAGTAGCATCACTAGACGGTGCACCTGTAGCAGCTTCAAAGTTAGTCTCTTTCTTGACACGCTCCATATCAACAGTGGAGCCTTCAATCATTTCACCTTTCTCTATCTTGCGTGGAGCAGGTGCCTTGACTGTCTGTGCCTGACTAATCTGTGCAGCAGTAAGACCAAGAGAAGCTAGTTGATCTGGTGACATAGTAGCAGCTTCAGCAAGAGCGTCTGGTCCTACTTTACCAGTAGCAGCCTCAATCTTACTAAGCGTATCTTCTACTTCTTTAGATACAGTTGCAGTCTCAACAGTCTTAGCTTCAGGTGTATCTGGTGCTACAACCTCAGGACCACCCTCTGCTGTAGTTCCTGTAGCTTTTTCAGGATCAGCTAACTGCCCTGTTCCTTCAGCAATACCTGTACCTGTACCTGTCTCTGCCTGTACATCTGCTGTAGTTACAAGGTTAGTTGGGTCAGAAGTAATAGCCTTAGTCATTACGTTTGCTGGGCTGTCTGTTTTTACTGTTGTATCTTCTTCTACAGGATCAGTTGTTGCTTCTTTGTCTTCTTCTTCTGTATCACCACCCTCTGCATAGCCTTTAATGTAACCACCGTCAGCCATGCTAATAGTGTGAGTATGGGGTGGTACTTGGCCTGAGCCTTGTTGTGGGAGCTGTCCTAGCGCACCAAGTACTCCTTCTCGTATAGGTAATTGCGGAGTAGGAGCTTGTCCTACAGGACCATTATAACCAATAGTGTTCACAGGTTCTACAGGTGTCATGGGGGAAGGAGCCTGCCCTACAGGGTTGTTATACCCAATAGTATTTACAGGTTCTACAGGTACTTGCGGAGTAGGAGCTTGTCCTACAGGGTTGTTATACCCAATAGTATTTACAGGTTCTACAGGTGTCATGGGCGAAGGAGCTTGTCTTGCACGGAAAGCTGCGTTGGCTTGTTGTACAGCACTCATAAAACCCTGACGTTGTGCGTTAAGCCTGTCTTCTAAACTAACAGCGCCACCTTGAGCCATCTTTACTTGCTCACCCTCAATGGCACGTCTAGCTGCAAGTGTGTACTTGCCCATCTTAGCTGCTGCTGCAGGGTTAGATGCTAGGAAAGCGTTAATAGATTTATCACTCATGGGACCACTATAGCCCAGCGCTGGGAGGATCTTATTCTGTAGTGTCTCAGTCTTGAAACCTGCAAATCTTTTAGCCATAATTATTTATTCCCTATTTGCATCCACACAGATGCTGCTATAAATGATAGCAATGCTACTGTAGATATTCTTACTACTGTATTCCATATACTTTTCTTTGTATCACGATAAGCTTCAAGTAGAGTACGCATCTCGTAGAAATCTTTTTGTGCGTCATCTGTGTGCAATCCAAGAGACTTTAATGCCTCACAAGCACCACGTCTTGCTGCACGGTCAAGCATATCTTCTAGTTCTTCTGGTGTCAAGTTAATAGACATATCTTTACCATTTACCTAGAGGACAAGAAGAGTTATCTAGCTTTGTTTTAGCTGGCATTATACAACCGCACTCGCTGCACATAAACAACATAGACTTATAGGAAGGGCATGATTTACATACATCCATTCTTTGCTTAGCTTTTTCAGAAGATGCTAGTATACCGTTAGGGCATTCTATCTCTACCTGCTTACCGTCAACTTCTTGCCAACACTTAACGTCACTGACTGTAGCTGCTTGTATTGTATTATCTTCGCTCATATTAAGTTGATCCGTAGATTGTACCGTTGTTGGTTAGTGTAGAATATGTACCCGTAATAGCTGCACCACCTGCGCCAGCGCCCGTACCAGTACCTGCAGCACCCCAGCCACCGCCACTATTAGTGACGTTGCTTGTTGCGCTAAGTACAGAACCACCAGTACCGCCAGGGTTTGCTGTACCAGAACCACACAATGTGCCTGAAGCAGAAGCTGTACAAGGGGGTGGTCCACCTCCTGTGCCAGTACCAGACGTAGAACAGCAGCCTACAGATGTTGAGCCTGAACCAGCAAAAGCACCTTGGTCTGCACCGTAGCCTCTATTACCTGAAACAGAAACGCTACAAGAGCCTGTAACGATAACCTGACCACCTTCTGAGCAACCAAATACCGCAAGAGTACCACTGATTGTTTGTGTTGTAGAATAAGGACCGCCTAGACTTGCAGTAGATACACCAGGCAAAGATTGACCTGCACCGCCGCCACCTTGAGATGCTGCACCTCCACCGCCGCCGCCAGCGATAAACGCACCAGAGTTGTTAGTTATAGTTACGCTGTCTGTAGTAGTAATCTCCACAGCATCGCCACCGTCTTGCCCCGCTGAACCGCCTCTACCTGTGATAGCCCCGCTGTTGTTAATGGTTACACCGTTAGGGAAGCTACCTGCTATGAGCATACCCGCAGTAGAGGTAGTGGTTGAATACACTGTAGTACCAGAGTTTACGTTAATGGCTAGAGGTTCGTTACCATCCCAACCGTCATCTATTGCTAACGCTCTAACGTCAATATTAGAAACATCAGATGCTAATGCAAGTGCATACTCTCTAGCAGCACCATACCACTCTGAGAACTGTGCCTGAGCACCTGCTCCTTTAAGTATCAAGTCACGAATGTCTGCATCATTAAGGCTAACTTCAGTACCAGAAGTTCCACCTGCCTCGACGTGCATGTCATCTAGTGATATTGCACCGCTAGTCTGTAAAGCCATTATACTGTTCCGTAAGCTGTGACGTTACCTGTTACTGTTAGGTTGCCAGACGTATCTAGCTTCATCTTGTTTGTACCGCCATAAGATATAATAAGCTCATTAGATGCATTAACTTCTACTTTCCAGTCAGATGCACCTGCAGTCATAACAATGTCGTTAGAGATAGTAGCATCGCCAGTAATAGAGACACCGCCTGTTTTAGTAGAAAGTTTTTCTGATCCTAGGTAGAAAAGCCTAGCTTCTGCGTTGTTAGCTGAAAAGTCTGCTATAAGGATATTTCCATTATCTCGAATTTCGACAGCATGTGCTGCAATTTGTATAGCACCATCGGTCCCGAAACCATCAATTCTGTTTACCCCAAGGCTAGAGCTGTGCATAATACGCAAGTCGTTGTCATTACCAAACCAGACTTGTGTATCGTCTGCTACATCAAGGTTAGTTGCTGTGCCTGTGACATTACCTGTAACATTACCTGTCAGGTTACCTGTAACATTACCCGTGACATCGCCTGTAACATCACCTGTG